CTTTTTGATTCAGTACCTAGGAGAGGCACGCCCCCACCCACTGTGTCTGTCTGTGTTGGCCTAATCATGCTCTGATCCATGCCATGTTCATAACAAACGCTTTCCCTTTATACTAAGGAGTACACACACTGAAATCTTGAAAACCTAAATTCATCAACACTTACCTATTCTTATTCTGATTCAGTGCTTCCACACGATGGGTCAGCACAGCCATCTGCTCACGGAAGTCATGCCGAGACTGCCTTTTCACATCCGGGGGGCATTCTTAAGCCCCCCCGTTGATGTGAATAGCGGCAACTGTCTGACCAGGGCTTTCTCAAGACGAAAAAAACGGGTTAAGATCGCAAAATGTGAAAGAAGTTGGAATAGCAGATGGAGATGGTAGGTTGAGGGAGTTGTACAAGACCTAGAAGAAGGAAAAAAATGAGTAGTATTAAAGGAAAAGCGGAGTCGTGGATGTTTGACGAGGAAGGCAAACTCTTCGTTGGCACAGATGAGGAATGGCACCAGAGGATTAATGAGCATTTCAGGCAGAAATATGCTGGACTGAGCAAGCCTATTGTTGGACGGGAGATCTTTGAGATGAGAGATCCTAATTGGGCATTGGAGAATCTGATTCAGGAAGAGGGCATTACGATGATTCATGGAAGTCCGGGAGCAGGGAAGAGCTTGTTGGCAATGGATTGGGCTTATAGTTTAGCGTCACCACAAGTGAAGAAGTGGCTGGGGCTGGAGAAGCTGCGGGATTACAAACCTTTGTATGTTTTTACCGAGGGGCTGAACGGGCTGAAGACCCGGAGCATTGCCTGGGCAGAAGAGCGGCAGGCAGCTATTCCTACAGACGAGCATGGGGTGGTTTGGGTGAGGGATGCAGTGAGGCTGAACAGGCAGGATAATACCGAAGAGCCGTGGAGTGAACAGGTGGCTGCCCTTGTGCAGATGTATAATGACTATGAGAGGGATATCCTGTTTGTCGATACGCTGGCGAATACGTTTGGGGGTAATGAGAACAGCCAGCAGGACGCTAACAACTACCTGGCGGCGATTAGGATGTTTCAGGAGGGGGGTCCGGTCGTGATCGTCCACCACAACACGAAGGAGGGTGATGACTATCGGGGATCTACCGTGTTCGAGGGGGCGGTTGATACCAAGGTGGCCGTGAAGGAAAGTGATGGCCTCGTGCATCTTTATATCACTAAACAGAAGGATGGTGATCCTGGGTTCAACATGAATCTTCAGATCACATTGCATAGCTGGCTGTCTGAATCTCAAGAGCGGGAGCTTTCGTCGGTGGCGCTGAAAGTGGCTACTGATAAAGGGACGATCACTGCAAAGCAGCAGGCTTTCCTAGATGTGATTCCTCGGCTGGCCGAAGAGGCTACGGCTGCTAACATTGCCAGAGAGCTAAACACTAATGCTAGTGCTGCGACTAATTTCTTGAATCGCCTGCAAGAGAAGGGGCTGGTGTACAAGAAGCCCCTAGACAAAACGTGGCATGTCTGGGAACCGCAGATGGAAGTGAATGAAGCGGATGAAGTGGAGGAACTATGAGAACCTATATTGAATTCTTTCTGCTGATGGTCTTGGCTGGATTTCTGGTCAGGGCCGGAGTGGATCTAATCCAGGCGGTGATGCGATGAGAGCACAGATCATGCTGATGGGTGGTCCCTGGGACATGCACCTAATCAGTTACAGCAGCCACGGCGGCGAGTTCCCGATGGAGCTACGGGTTGGTTCGGCCGACGAAGCTTCTGCTGTGGTTGCCTCGGACTTTCATGCTGCCGTATACCGACGAGGCGATGTAGAAAACATGCCTCTAAGTGGAATGAAGTACGGGGTTTATACGTTCACTGATATGAGACAGACCAAGACATCTCTCGTGGATGTCTGGGTGACTTGAAAGGAAATTTATGAGCAATGTCAATAGACAAGCAAAGGGCACGACCATGCTAGACAAAAAGCTGGCCAAGGCCCAAGAGCGCAATATCAATTTGGAGCAGCAGCTTCAGTCTGCACGGATGCAGATTCTTAACTTCCGTCAGATGTATGAGGCGGCTATTCAAGAGCGGCAAGGGATTCAGATGGCTCTTGGCCGTACTCAGCAGATCCTTATCGGCTTGATTTTGCAAAGCAAGGGAGGCAAGGCTGTGCTTCGAGAGAAGACCTTTGCCAAGCTGGCTGAGTATGCCGGGTATGACACAGAGGTAGATGGTGAGGATCTTATCCTTACGCCTGTGTCTGTTAGCGATGTTGAGGATATGGAAGCTGAGATTGAGGAACAAGAAGATGGTGGATAGGACAAGGCTGGAAGAAGCGGTGGAGTGGTATGACGAACTTGTCCACCAGCCAGCAGATGATGCCATTGATGTTTTCGTTAACGCTGCTCGTACCGTGGTCGAAGCCCCCGAAATCGAAACCGAAACCTGCAAAGAAGGTCACCCGTCGTGTACGACGTTGGAGGCGTTCGATTTGGAGCCTGGCCGGTATGCGCTGGTCCGTCTCGTCCCTGCCGAGAAGGAGACGGAATGAAGCGGTCAGTAATTCTCGTTGATCTTGACAATGTTGTTTACGATTGGGCCGGGGCTATGCGTGACTGGATTATCCAAAACCGAGCTAATCGGGGAATGGACCGTAGCATGATGGACAATGCTTACCGACATTGGGCAGTGTGGGATGATTGGGGAATCCCTGAGGGAGAGTTTACTAGGCTGTGGCGTCTGGGCATTGAAGCAGGTGAGATCTACGCCAAAGGTCCGCTGATTCCGGGAGCTAGAGACGCTCTCTGGCGGCTGTCTGATGCCGAGTGGGATATTCATATTGCCACTGCTCGGCTTACTAAGTTTGGCCTGCACGATCAGATCGTTATCAACACGGCTACTTGGCTTAGGGACAACAACATTCCTTATAGGAATATCCATTTCACCGATAATAAGCACGCCATCAGGGCTGATGCTATTGTGGATGATCGGAAAGACAACATGAATGAAGACTCTCACGGGAAGATTTATCTGTTCCCCGCCAATCATATTGTAGAAGAGCGGATTCCGCCTAGGGTACAGATGGACACTTGGAAGCAGATCGTAAAGGAGTTGACAGGATGATTCGCTGGGTAGGCATTTGTGGTCGGGCCGGGGCGGGAAAAGACCATCTATTACAAGAGATGCGGGAGCTAGATCGCAGGTTTACTAGGGTTAGTTTTGCAGATCAGCTAAGGGAAGAGATTGATAGTTTTCTCCGCCCCGCAGATGGGGAGTTATTCTGGAGAAAGCCCTATCCTCCTGAGATTAGAGGGCTATTGCAGTGGTGGGGCACTAATCTTCGTCGTGAAGACGATTCTGAGTATTGGGTGAAGCGGGCAGAACAGCAAGCAAAAGAAATGCAGTTCACTTTTCCGGTTTTTACTGATGTGCGCTTCCCTAACGAAGCCAACATGATTAGGCGTAATGGGGGTATTATTGTTCGGGTAATGGCTCCGCCTGAGGTTCGGGAGGCCCGTCTGGGCACCCTTCCGCCTGAACATGCTAGTGAAACGTCGATGGACGATTATCCTGTTGATATGCATGTAACTTCTACGGAAGAGAATGATACTTATCCCTCACAGGTTGCCCGAGTAGTGACCGAAGCTGCTTTTGATGAGGAAGCTTTCTTGTTAGGAGTTAGCAATGCGCTTAGAAACCGAAGCTAGGCTTCTAGGAAGCAACAAGAAGTGGGTTTGGCTTGAGTTATGGACGGGCACGGCTTATCGAAGCCTTACTATGCCTCGAAGCTTCCTACCTTTGGAAATGGGGGAGGTAGACAGTATTCTTGTGTTAGAGTATGATTCTGAGTCGTTGCACCATGACGGACACGGCTACGTAGTGGATGGAAGAATCATCGGAAAGGTATAGCTTTGGCTAAGGAATTATGGACACCACCTTCGGGGTTACCTGATGTGTGGTTACCGCCCCGCCCAGGGAAGAAAGGATCGTCTGAGCAGTCTGAGTGGGCAAAGGAACAGTTTCTTCGTCTTGTGGAGCATGGCTACAACTACAGCCAGGCGGCACTGCGACTTGGGTTGACTTACAGGTGGTGGTCAACCACACGTAAGCGAGATCCTGAGTTTGAGCGAGTCGTAACCGAAGCTACTGCTACAACCTTTGCTAAGTGGGAGTATCCAGATATCACTGGAATGCCTTTCCACGAATTTGTAGAGCGGTATGCCGGGTTTAGCCTGGCTGAGCATCAGATCCGTATCGAGGACGCTTTAATGGACCCGCTTGGCAAGCTAGTTATCATTCTAGGCCATCCCGAGTCAGGGAAGTCTACTCTTGTTTCGCTGTGGTATGTTATCTATAACATCTGTCGTAATGCTGACTCCCGTACCGCCCTCGTCACTAAGAACGGTACCAAGGCACAAGACCTTGTCCTGCGAATTCAGCGGTATTTAACAGAGGAACAGCTTTATTCTGAGTCGCCTCAGAACCTCATCGCAGACTTCAATGGCTTTAAACCTCATCACAGTCAGGGGTTGGAGTGGTCGCAGGATCAGTTCTTCGTCAAGCATCGCCAGTCTGGTGAGCGTGATCCTACCGTTCAGGGCCTAGGTATCGCCAAGCAGATTTACGGTACCCGGCTAGATTACCTGATCTTGGATGACGCCCTGGTTCAAGATAACCAAGTCTCTCCCACCACTAAGGAGCGCATTGACAACTGGTTCGACTCCGAGGCTCGCTCTCGTGCCCAGAAGGGGCAGACTATCGTGAATGGCACTCGCCTTCTGCCGCAGGATTTGTACGGACAGTGGCGCAAGGCGTGGAAGAGCCATCGCTTGTACCGGGAGGTTATCGTCCCGGCCATTATTGACGAGTATACCGAGGATGAGCGGCCCTCTTGGCCGGAATACTGGACCCTTGATGGGCAAGACCAAGTGTTGGAGATTGACGGCGAAGAGCATATTGTCGGCTATACGATGGGCCTCCGGGATATCCGAGAATCCATCACCAAGAAGTCTCCGCAGCGTTGGCGGCTGGTCTATCAGCAGGAGGATGTAGAGGAAGAAGAAGCCATCTTCCGTCAGCGACATATCGACTCCGCCTTGGAACTAGGTGCTCATCGCCCGTTGGGCCGAGTGTTCGATCACGAGCGCCTTGTCCTGGGAGTGGACCCGGCTACAACTGGTCGAGCCTTTGCTTTGCTTTTAGCCGTGGACCCAATCACGAAGGTTCGTACTGTGGTAGACCTGTATGCCGGATCGGCGTTGGGGGCTACTGGCGTCCGTAACAAGCTGATGTATGAGTTTTGGGAGCGGCATCCTGACAACAAGATTGGGTTGACGGTGATCGAAGAGAACTTCGTCAAGACTCTCAAAGGTGACGAGGCTCTTCAAGCAAGAGCCGATGCTTATGGTACGATCTTACAGTATCCTCATACCGTAGGTCGTGGTCACGGGAGAACCAACAAGTGGGATGAAGAGTATGGTATTGCTGCGATGGCAGGCCTGTTCGGGTCTGGGCTGATGGCTTTTGCAAACGGAGGCGTTGACGACGAGGCGAGGCTTGCCCCGCTGATTGAAGATTTATTGGTCTTTCCTTACTCTGATGTGTCGGACGGGGCCATTGCACTGTGGTTGGCTAACGGCTGGGCGTCGATGGTTCAAGATCCTCTTCCGTCTCAAAGTGATATTAAACGACGCAGGGGCGTGCCAGAAGTTGTAACTCGTCGTGGAA